CTTTACCGAGGACAAAATTGCCTTCGATAAAGTCTCTAACGACCTGACCCGCGTTGCGCCGTTCGTTGCACCGAACGTCGAGGGCCGCGTGGTACGTGAAGAAGGTTACACAGCCGTGGCATTCAAGCCTGCGTATGTGAAACCAAAGCACGTCGTCGATCCCAACATGATTATCCCACGCCAGCCGGGCGAAGCACTGGGCACTGGTTCCCTGACCATTGCACAGCGTCGTGACCTGGTAATCGCGTATCTGCTGCGTAAACACCGCGCGATGCACGAAAACACGTGGGAGTGGATGGCGGCTCAGGCGCTGCTGAATGGCTACGTGGACATTGAAGGCGAAGACTACCCGCTCAAGCGCGTGGACTTTGGCCGTAATCCTGCGCTGACCATCACGACCGACTGGACTGCGCCGGGCTACACCTCAGACCAGACCTTTAACGATCTGCGCATGGGCAAACAGCTGGCCAACACCAACTCCGTCACCTCTGCTGTCATCTCCGATTACGTGTTCGGCGCTGACGCATGGGCGCAGTTCGTGAAGGTCAACAAAGCCGTGCTGTTTGGCCGCGACGGTCTGATGGATACCACCATCGGCGGTTCGACCACGCAGATCACCCGCCTGTGGGATGGTCTGGAAGGCGTTGAGTACATGGGTCGTATCGCCGGTGTTAACGGTGGCGGCGCGATGAACATCTACGTCAACACCCAGAAGTACCTCGACCGTTACAACAAGTCGCAGTTCCTGATGCCGCAGAACAAAGTCCTCGGCATCTCTACCGCCGTTGATGGCGTGCGCTGCTTCGGTGCGATTTTGGATAAGAGTGCCGGTTATCAGGCGCTGGAATACTTCCCGAAAATGTTCGAACAGGAAGATCCAAGCGTTGAGTACATCCTTACCCAGTCTGCCCCGCTGATGGTTCCACGTGACCCAAATGCGACCTTCCTGATGACCGTGATGCCAGCCGCTTAAGGCGACCGGTAACGACTATTCGCCCGGTTCGCCGGGCTGCTTTCGGAGAGAAAGAAATGCCAAAACGTATCGTTGCACAGACCGTAATTATCCAGCGCGAAGGCGTGTCCGTGACCCCGGCTATCGGCTCACAGTACGAGTTCACCGCTAAAGAAATCGAGCAGATCGACCGCCTGAACCCGGAAGCGCTGGAGAAGGTTATCGCTAAAGACGGCGCGACCGCCGGTGATGAAACTCTGTCACTGACTCAGGCCCAGCTCGATGCGCAGGTAAATGCGGGCGTCGAGAAACAGCGTGCTCAGCTGGAAAAAGATATCCGCGCCCAGCTGGAGCAGGAAGCAAAGGACAAAGAGACCTCCGCCAAAACTGCCAGTAAAAAAGCTGGCAACAAAGACGAAGAAATCTGATGCCGTCCAACTTCGCAGCGATTAAGGCGAAGGCACGCCGCGATATTCATGATGGTTTGAGTATCGCGGCTACGCACAGAGCTGTTTCGTCGGGACTTATCACAGAACTCGCGGTGCGCTGGCACAGCAAGCAGGTGCTGCTGGGCGACTTTCAGGACTCCGGCTACGCGAATGTTGTGGAAGGGATCGAGCGAATCATCTTTGACCGTGAAGAGTTATTTGTAAAAGACGTGACCCTGCGTGAAGGCGACGTGATCACCATTACTGCCGAGGGTTACGGCAATGTGCAGCTGGTGCTCAAAGTGCGCGAGCAGGTACGCGGCCCGATAGAACTGCCGTGGGAGGTCGCCCGGTTATGACCGTGAACATTATCACTGCCGGTGGCGATGACCTGCTGCGTTACTTCCAGACGTGGCCAGAGATGACAGCCCGCTCCGCGCGACTGGCCATCAACAGCGTGGCCAAAGGCAAAGGTATGTCGGCGATTAAGTCCGAGATGCTGAGCGAAGTGGCGTTTCCGAGCGGCTACCTGAACGCTGACCGGCTGCGCATCACCCGACTGGCATCTGACGGCAGGCTGGAAGCGGTCATTACCGGTCGTCACCGTGCGACCAGTCTGGCGCGCTTTGCGACCGGGAACCCGGTGCCGAACTCGAAACGTCCGGGCGGCGTCACTGTCCGGGTGAAAGCCGGTCGCACAACGGTCATCCGAAATGCCTGGGTGGTTCGCCTGAAAAAAGGCGCGAGTCTGTCCGACGACAATTTCAACCTCGGGCTGGCCGTTCGTCTCAAGCCCGGCGAAACGACTCTCGGCAATAAACGAACAACACACCAGTCATGGCTGGTTCACGGGAAGGTCGCGCTGCTGTACGGGCCGTCTGTCGATCAGGTGTTCTCTGACGTCAGCGCGAAGGTCTCACCGGCGCTCGGTGGCATGGTGGCCGCAGAGTTTTTCCGTCAGTTCGCAAGGCTATCAAATGATTGAGTCAAAACGGCTGAGCATCCTGCAGGCGCTCACCCGTCATCTGGAAGGGATCGACGCGATTGACCCGTACACACATGACCTCGCCGGTCGTGTTTACCGGGGCCGCTCGGTTATCAGCGGTGATACGCCGCTGCCCGCGCTGAGCCTGCTGGAAGGCAAGGCGACCGACTACGGCGTGTTTGCCGACGAGAACCAGATGGTGCGCAAAGACAGCTGGCTTCTGCTGCTGCAGGGCTGGGTGCAGGACGACCCCGTAAACCCGACCGACCCGGCTTACCAGCTCCTCGCCGACGTCGAGCTGCGCCTGTCGGACATTATTGCGGTGAACGAACAGGGACAGCCGAGATATCCCGGCGCGTACCTGCTTAACGGGCTGATAACCGGCCTGACCGTCGCCTCGCCAGTGGTGAGACCGCCGGAGGATGGTTTGTCGTCAAAAGCCTTTTTCTATCTGCCGTTGCTGGTCGGGATGGCATCGGATCTATCAAAACCAAAGAGGGGCCGTTAAATGCCTAACTATGAACCGAATTACGTTGTAGGCCGTGGTCGGCTGTACTTTGACCAGTTTAAAAACGGCTCCAACACCTCCGCTGGCGGCGAGATGTATTTCGGCAACACGCCGGAGCTGACGCTGAACACCGACAGTGAAACGCTCGATCACTACTCGTCAGAGAGTGGCCTGCGCAATCTGGATATGACCATCCTGCTGGAGATGACTCAGGGCGGCTCGTTCACCACTGACGAAATCAACCCGGACAACCTCGCACTGTTTTTCCTGGGTGAAAAATCCAAGGTTACGCAGACGCAGGCAACCGGTCGCCGTGAAGTCATTTCGCTGCTGAAAAAAGGCCGTTACTTCCAGCTGGGCGTGGATGCTAACAACCCGTCAGGCGTGCGTGACGTGACTAACCTGCAGGTCGTTATTGCTGACGCGTCTGTCGCAATCTCTACCGGCACCGGCGATATCACCACCATTCCGGGCGCTACCGTTCTGCCGCTGCTGAACAACATCGAGGTGGATCTGGCCATGGGCCGTATCTACGTCGAAATCGATGCGCCGGACGTCGGCAACAACGTGCAGGCCGTCGTTCAGTACGACGTGAATGCGCAGGCCCGCACGATGATTATCGGTCGTTCGAACATGGTGTACGGCGCGCTGCGCTTCATCTCGGATAACCCGGTCGGTGGCCAGAAAGATTACTTCTTCCCGAAGGTCGCGCTGCAGCCTGATGGCGACTACGCGCTCAAGGGCGATGACTGGCAGGTCATGTCGTTCACCTTCCGTGCGCTGAAACTGAACTCCTCAACCGAGCGTTGCTACATCGACGTGCGTGATGCGTCAACCGGCGACAGCCCAGCGACTCAGCGCTCCGTGCTGGTAACGCCTGCGTCAGCGACTGGCACCGTCGGTAACACCGTGGCAGTGACCGTAACCGTGCGTGACGGCTTCAACAACGTCGTACCGGGCGAGGCCGTGACACTGGCGACCAACAGCGGCACCGACCTTGTGGGCACCGGTGGCAACACCAACGCTTCCGGTCAGCTGGTCGTGGGCGTTGAGCGTCAGACTGCAGGCGTGGCGATCCTTACCGCGACACTGACCAGCACAGGCCAGACCGCGACAAGCTCCAGCATCAACATCACCGCCTGATAGCGGACTGAGCGCAGTCCCGATAAGCGCCTTCGGGCGCTTTTTTTATATCCGGGGTGTGCAAATTGTATTCACCCGTTAGCGGGCAGAGGAATTTTAGATGGCACTTTCTGATTTTGAGCCGGACACCATCACCGTTGCAGTAGGTAACAAAACCACTTTCGACGTTCGTGGCCTGTCGTTCATCGACCTGTCTTCGATCATGCGCACGCACTTCAATGACCTGGAACACCTCTTCGAGCTTTACGAGAAAGAGGCCGGTCAGGATATCAGCAACATCTCGATGGCCCGTTATGCAACGGCGCTGATTAAGGATGCACCCGGACTGGTCGCGCACCTCATCGCGCTGGCAGCGGACGAACCCGAGATGGTCAACCGCGTACACCGTCTGCCGTTGCTGTCGCAGGTGGATGCTCTCCGGGCGATTGGCAAACTGACCTTCGAAGAGGTGGGGGGCGTAAAAAAGCTGATCAGGATGATAGCGGATCTGGCCAGCGAGCTAAGAGACCACCCGGAAAGCCCATAGTCCTGACGCCCGGCGAACGTGTTCTGCGCTATTACGACGACCTCCGTGAGCGGGTTTCGTTGTTGCTGGCTGAGGGTCACGTTAACGCCCGGCGATACCCCATCGCGACCGTGGGATTAGAGGCCGATATCGCCCGCCGCCGTATCAACAACCGCATGGTGACAGAGGCCACGCTGATGCAGGCGTGCGTGGGCACGGTGATGGGTGGCAAAGAAGGCACGCGGCATTTCAATAGTCTGATTAAGGAGCTGAATCGTGGCTAACAACAGAGACGTAGAGTTACGCATACGTGCCAGAGACTACAGCCAGAAAACGCTCAAACAGGTTACTGAGGCCATCCAAGATCTGTCGCGTGCGCAGGACGAGCAAAAGAAGTCGGCTGAAAAGGGCGAGACTTCCGTAAAGGAGCTGGAAGCGAGCTACCGAAAACTTGAGTCAGCTGGTCAGGCGCTGCTGAAACTCAACAGTCTGGTAGAGGTTTACAAACGCCAGACGGCAGCGCTCGACGAGCAACGGGTCAAGCTGGAAGCAGCTCGCGTAAAACAGGCAGAACTGAACGCGAAGTACCGCGAGGCCGAGAAAGTTTCCAAAAACATGGAGACTCAGATGGGCCGCGCGAACCGTGCGCTGGAAGCCCAGAATAAGAAATTCGCAGACGCCGAATCGCGGGTGGCCAAAACCGCCGGTGAGCTGCAGCGCTACGGCGTAGCAACGACCAATCTGGCGGACACGCAGCAAAAGATCGTGACCAACGTGGCTCGCGTGAACGCTGCGCTGGAGCGTCAGGAAACCATCATTGCTCAGGCACCGGCGACAGCGAAACGCGCCGCAGCCGCAGCCGTTGAACAGGCCAAAGCGGATCAGGAGCGCGCCGCTGCTGCCGCTGCTGCCATGGCCCGCACCGAAGAAGCGGCCTACGCTCAGAACAAAATTATCGACTCACTACGTCGCCAGGCGGATCAGGCGATAGCGGCAGCGCGCGGCTATGAAACCCTCGGTCGCGTGGTGGCCTCGCTGCGTCTGGATAACGTCGGCTCTAAGTTCGCCAACGAGATTAACCAGATTGTTTCACCGGCGCAGGCAGCACGCAGCACGCTGCAGGGACTTGAGGCGCAGGTGGGCAGTCTGTCCCGCGTGACCCGCGATTCGAATGGCAATCTGGTGGGCGCAGCGGCAGCACTGAAAAACCTGCAGGCGGCACAGCAGTCCGCTATCGGCATGGCCCGCCTGATTGATACCTTCCGCAATCAGACCGAAGCCGTCCGCACCGCACGTGACCAGTACCGCCTGGCGAAATCGGATGTGCTGGCGCTGGCGCAGCAGATGCGCACTGCCTCGGGCGACACGCAGAACCTCGGGCTACAGATGCAGGCCGCACAGCAGCGTCTCGCCGGTGCGACCAGTGAACTGCGTAATGCCAGTGCTGCCGCTCGCGGGGCGCAGGGTGCGCTGCGTGGTGCCGGTATCGATACCCAGAACCTGTCCGGTGCTGAGGACAGGCTGCGTGCGGCCTCCGGGCAAGCCAGCCGGGGCATCAACGAGCTATCCGAAGCGCTGCGTCAGAGTGGCGGCGCGGCGGACAACGCAGGCAAAAAGTTCAGTTTCTTTGCAGAGGAAACGCGTAAATCGCTGGGTGTGGTTCAGCGTATTCGCGGTGAGATCCTTGCGCTGACCACGGCGTACGTCGGTTTTCAGGGCGCGATCAATCTCGCCGGTGACGCTATCGATATGTACAAGATACGTCAGCAGTCGCTCATCAAAATCGGCACGGTCGTCGGTCAGAGTCAGGAAGCGCAGAACGCCGAATGGCAGTACATGATTGACCTGTCTGACAAGCTGGGTCTGAAACTGCGCGACGTGGCCAGCGGCTACACCTCGTTTGCGGTGGCAGCGAAGTCGATTGGGCTGAGCCTGCAGGAAACGAAATTCATCTTTGAAAGCGTCTCGAAAGCGGGCCGCGTGTTCCATCTGTCAGCTGACGATATGCAGGGCGTTTTCCGCGCGATGCAGCAGATGCTTTCAAAGGGTCAGGTCTATGCCGAGGAGCTAACCGGCCAGCTGGGCGAACGTCTGCCGGGCGCGGTGGCGCTGTTCGCGAAAGGCATGAACATGACGACCGCCGAGCTGCTGAAAGCGATGCAGAACGGCGAGATTTCCGGGAAAGCGGTTATCAACTTCGCCCGTGAGCAGGCGAAAGCCATCGATGCGGAGCTGGCCGTTGCCGAGAAAGGCGTGGATGCGATGGAAGCCCGTGCGGCCAACGCAATGGACTCCTTCCGACTGGCGCTGGCGGACTCCGGCTTTATCGATGCGTATGTTCGCCTGCTTTCGACTATCACGCAGTTCCTCAACAGCCCGGACGGCAAAGAGGGCGCGAAGGCGCTGGGCGATGCGTTTAGCGAAGTGGCCGACGCGCTGGTCTGGTGTATCAAAAACATGGACGGCTTGCTGGTCGCCCTGAAAATATTCGCCGGTCTGAAAATCACCGGCATGGTCATCGGTCTGGCTCAGTGGATCGGGAAGCTGGGTGCGGTAATCGTCCAGCTCGGTGTGATCGGCGACGGGATACTGGTGTTCCTTACCCGGCTTGCCGCCAGTCTGGGCACCGCCACGCTCGCAACCCGCATCATGACAGGGGCACTTCGCGGTCTGGTCGCCGCGCTGCCGGTGATTGGCTGGGCCATCACGGCGCTGAGTATTGGCGCGATG